TCTATTTTCAGTATTTTTGGGTACATGGGTAAATAGTTCTTCTGGGATCTTATTGACTCGTGAATTTTTATTTAATTGTTCCTTAAGAATATTACACATGAATTCATCATCAGGTTTGAAATTATTTTTTTCCATATAAGATTCATATTTCTTTTTGCACTGCTGCAATATATAAGCAGGTATATAACGAGAATCAATTCTTTTGATTTTGTTATCATAGACGATGTTTTCGTACCTTTTAGTCTGGTAAAACACTTTTATAGTTTGAGAATTAATGCCGTAGTGTTGTTCTAAGAAGGCGTCGTAAGCTATAGAGCAGCATTTCAACATTTTAACTTCCCTCCTTTTAGTGTATTTAGTGTCACAGAGGATGGACATTAGAGATGGTACATCTATATTGTTAGATAATAACTGATTGTACTTGTGTATGAAGTCATTGTCTATAGAACACCTGGATATAGCTTTATTTTTGTAATACAATATCACTTTGTTGCTTATTTCTTTTATTGGAATAGAGTGGTTAAGAGGAGAGAAGACCAATTCTGCAAATTCAAGTCCTCTAGCCCATGCCATTTCACCTTCATAAATTAGTTGTTCAAATTCTTCCTGTGTAAGTATGAATTTAACCCTTTTTTCATAGTTTATGTTTATAAAAGTATCACGGATGTACTTAAAAAAATGTCTAACAAGTTTGGGTCCACATATAGGGCATATGAATGTATCTAATGAGCATGGGATTGGGTCACTAGGATCGGATGATATAATTGCATATTTCAACTGCACTCCTATATTGTTTATAAATTCTTTTCCTTTAACACCAAAAACGGAATATAAACGCTTCTTGATAGATTGTATTGGTTCATTTGTAGTTAATAATGCATCGTCACCTGATACTGATACTTCATGTTCTGTTCCTTCCATAGCGAAATCAATCAGTAATATCATTGTAAAAGTGTTCATACTTGTAGTGTAGGTTGAACCACTAGCTAGTTTTTTTCCTATATCCAAGGTACAGTATTTTATCTCCTTGCCTGCAATGTTGAAGTAATATGAAATAAAAGATCTTTCTTTACAAAATTCATTAATTATCTGATCCAACAAAACATTATCCTTGATTCTATCGTAATATTTGTTCATAATCTCTGTGATAAAATAGTCCCATGGTTGTCTCAGATATTCATTATGGCTATTATCGAATCCTGAACAATCTAATGTGATATTGTATTTCATACGTAACATGTTTTTAATCTCGTATTGTTTTTCCGAATTTGATAAACCTACTGCATATTGATGTCCAAATATCTTGTACATGATACACCGAATGGGTTTTTCGAATAATAATGTGATAAATTTTGAATAAGGTTCTGGATCGCATATCTGTCGGACTTTTTCTAGTAATTCTTGTAATTCTTGTTTGTTGTGTTGTTTGTACTGGGAAGTCAGATTACTTATCTGTTGGGTAATTTCCAATGAAAAGAAAGGTACCATTTGTTGTTGTTTAGTAACATTTTTAATTGTTTCAAAAACTTCCTTTGGTGTTAAAAATAAAAATTCATCAGCTGCTTTCATAACTTTATCATGATACTTATTTTTGTAAAATTTGAAGAATTCATTCGCTATCTGTGGATCAGGCATTGATTTTTGGTATAAAACTTTCCTTATACATAACATTTTGGCGATTGGACATTGATTATAAACTTGCACTCTTTCTAAATAGTCTGGATCAATTCCATTTAATAAACATGCGGCAGGATTTCCACAAGTACAATATTCTCCCATAATTTTTCTCATAGTTTGGTAATCTGAATCTATGGGCACAAATAAACTGGTTGCTGCTTTTGAGTATTTAATGTCATAGTCATAAAATTTTAAAACCTCAGGGTCAATTGGGAATTCATCCCATAGTTCCTTGCTTATACATAGGTGTCTAATTCCATACAAATGTAAATTTTGTTTTGGTTCTGTTGCTATCAATCTTTTCAATATTTTTGGTTCCTGA